GGTCGCTATAGTATAAATCCTGTGAAGGTTTTGGCATATCAAATGAGAATGTCTAAAATCTTTTTTAATGTCTCTTTGGTGCTTGCGCCTTCTTCCAATTCTCGCTTTATTTGTTCCGCACGCTCTTTCTTTAGTAATACGGACGGTTCGGCTTTTGCTACAACCACCTTTCCGTCTTTAATGTGTATCTGTCCTCCACCTCGCACTTTTTCTGCATCAAGTTCATCTACTTCAATGAAATCAAGCGTTGTATCCTGCAAAACTTCTGATGTCATTACAACCCGTCCATTTTTTCGGTAGTATAGATACATATCAATTTTGTAATGGTATGACAACTCCTGCCGCACCTGCTGTTCCGTTTGAGCCTGCCGTGCCAACTGTACCAGTTCCATTTTTTGCTCCGCCAGCTCCGCCTGTGCCGCCTGCACCACCCGTTGCTGTAATAGTTCCCGTACCAGATAATTTGTTATAGATTACTACAACAACTCCTCCTCCGCCTCCACCGCCTCCACCGCCTCCACCGCCTCCACCTGAATTGACGGCAGGATTATTACTACCTGCACCTCCCGCTCCACCTGCTCCGCCTGCTCCTCCGTTTGCCGAAATGGTTCCATTATTAATTAAAATACGTGCGGCAATAAACACTACACCGCCAGGTGTACCAGAACCTCCACCGCCGCCGCCAGAACCGCCATAGCCAGCCGTACTACCACCGCCACCGCCACCGCCACCACCACCAGAACCTGAACCGCCAGATGATGTGTATTTTACTGGGGTTGCGGGGGTACTAAAATCAAGCATTAAAGTGGCGATTGTTGCATTTTGTGGTTTTGTGGCTGCTTCGGTTGCTACTCCACCACTGCCAGCACCTCCTCCTGAACCGCCCACCCCCGCACCGTCTCCATCTCCACCACCACCACCTGCCCCACCTGAGACTCCATTCTCACCTAGAGCTACTGTAATAGCGTCTCCTGATGTTCCTCCGTCTCCGTTTGTTCCATTTGATGCTCCAACATTCCCTGGTCTGCCAATTCCACCTGCTTTGCCTGCAACAGCCCCAGATAAGTAACCATCTGCCAAAGCAGACGCAGCGGCTCCTGCCGTCCCATTTCCGCCTGCCGAAAAAGTATTACCATCTCCGCCAGTTCCCCCAGCCCCACCAGCAACCCCATCTCGTGAAATAGTTCCATTATTCGTGAGTGTGTTTTTGGCAAAAATTCTATACCCTCCGCAGTTCAGTGTAACTCCAGCGTCAACAGTCAGATTGTCATAGTACATATCCGCTGTTATCGTCGTATTTCCTGAAATTGTTGCGTCCCCGTCTGAACCAGTCCCATAAAAAGGCTGTCCGACAACAGATGAACCGTTGACAATAACATTGGTGAATGTAGCCGTTCCGTCACTATTTACTTGCCAGCCTGCGTCAGACGTAAAGTTTGGGGATTGCATTGTCGCACCACTCATTGTTGTACCAGTAGAAGAGGGGGTAATGTTTGTATCCGACAACACAACTGGTGCAGTATTTACCTGTGGATTTTCTGGTGACGAAGAACCAGACGGCTGTGCATCTATGGAAATTGGGTAATAATTTAGTTCTGGCGTATAGTCCGCCATACTATCGCAAAGTTACACTCTTTAATTCTGGCGTTGTAGTGCTGGTTCCAAGTAAAGCCACTTTTATCTGCACCATTTCGCATTTTGGTATTCCTGCAATCGCATAATGAGACACCACGGCTCCAAGATTTGCGTATGTGTATGTCCCAATAGTTGTAAAGCTATCTGTCAGGCTTGTGCGATATGAAATCTGTATACCCTCGCCAGTTGCCAGCTTTTTTGCTAGTTCAAATTCTATTTCCTCGAACTGCCGTGGCTGTCTGTTTGACCCGACGACGTAAAGAGGCGATATAAAAAACCCTGAATAATCCGTGGTATATGCGTATGAGGTGGACGAAGAAAGGTCAATCCCATACGATGTGTTATCTCTCCACCCAGTCATCAATGTATCACGAGTAATCGGGAGAAGTGCTGATACTTTAAGAGGGTTTGTAGTCCCGTCATTGAGTGTTGAGACCGTGTGTTCAAAAGCAAGGGTGTTTCCCCGTCCTGTTTGATTAAGTGAATAAACGCCCATTCCTGCTGTGGCTGTACTTCCACCTTGTCCTACGCCAAAAAATACTTTGTTTTTGTATGAACAAATTGACCCAGGATACCACTCAAGATACTTTCCGCCTGATAAGTCCATTGGCAACTGCCCGATAATATATGCGTTCACCCCGTCGCATCTGCGGATAGTCCCTGCCGTTCCAGCCAAGACAACAAGAGAGTTACCGATATTGAGCATGGCGTGGACTCCGTATTCTGCCATTTCGACTGGCTGGCCAAAAGTAACTGATGACCTGTCCCAAGGGAAAATATCGGCGATACGGATGTCATACACATTAGTCCCTTGCCATGTTCCTAGCATGAGATTATTCCCAAGCTCTACGAGGCATTTAATGCGGTATGAGGACGGTAAATCAAGGGCTTGCTGAGTCCAGGTGTACGTTGAACTCGTGCCAGGGGCAAACGTCGTAAGTTCTTCCAGTGAATACACAAATCTTCCTGCACCCCCATATAATTTACTGTCGTTTTTAGAGGTAATCATTGGATGCCACAAAACATCACTGTCTATGGTCTTCCAACCAAGCGTCCAGTTAGCCGCCGTAATCCCTGTTGCGGTTCCGTCGCCGCAAACATCCAAAAGAGCGTCACGAGCAACGAACAAGTAGTTTTTCCAAATCCACAACCCGTTACCGTGAGCGTTTGTTGAGGAAGAGCCAGAAAGAACAGCCCATGTATCACCGCTATCCGTTGACTTGTAGACTGTCCCTGCGCTATCAAGGCCGTATATCTCCGTTGTTGTGATAGGGTGGCGCACAAGCCAGTTGAGCTGTGCGGTAACTGTTGTCCCTGACTCCTTAGCCATTATTGTGTTCAATTTGACGACACCAGGCACAGAGTCAATATCCAAATTGCGAACATCGGCAAATCCAACGTGCGGTGATCGGGCTATCCCCTCACGTGGGGCAAGAATTGTGAGCGAGTTATCTTTCATACTAGCGATTATTCTCTACTTTTGCGACCAACTGTGGCTTTAGGTCTGCGCCCCGTGTACCGTAGTGGTCTTTAATAACCTGCTCGTCTTTGATAACTTGCGCTGGCAAAAATCCCAAGCGGTTGGAATTGGTAAAATTGAGATATGTGAGAGCGGCTTTACGGCAAAGTGCCATGTGGTGCAAGGGGGTAATCCCTGGCTCTGCGTTTGTTTTCAGGAATGCGTGATTGCCTGATTGAGTACCAGTTGTATTAATCGCACTGCCGCCAGATGTGGTAGCGAGACGAAAAGTATCTGCGGTGAGGCCAGTCGAGATAACGTAGTACGTGGTATCAACTGATAACCCAGACGGCAACGCTCCGTCAGTTTCTAGGATAACGGTATCACCAGTAGTGAGGCCGTGAGCAGTAGCAGTAAAAACACCAGGAGTAGCAATAGTGACCGTAAAAGGCACGAAAGAGAACTTTGACGCTGGGCGGTTAAAGTACGCTTTAAGGCCAGACGCATACGAATAATTTGGCTTCGGTCTGAGGTAAATAAAATCCCCATATTTGACGTAATGAGTTGGTACACCAGACGGTGCATTCAAATATGCCTCCTGGAATGATTGGCTAGAAAGTCCAGAAATAACCCCTGATTGAGCTCCTGAAGAAGTTCCCAATATATCCATTGTCTCTGGTGTAAGAGACTGCCCCGCTCCACTGCTATCAAGCACTTCAAGTTTTAACAGCTTGAAAATCTTCTCGGTAAACGAACTCACTTTGTACCTGTTTGTGCCAGAGACCAGGTTTTGAGTGTCAATCGGCGGATTAGTGTTATTGATATCATCAAACGTCCACTCGCTATCTGCCTCAAACGCAAGCTGAAAATACCAGTCAAGAGCGTCATTTAAGTCTGCCATCTTTGCTTTGAAAGAGTATGTATTGACGTTTGACGAGCAAAGGCGGTCAAGAGTTTGGACTAACCCGTCATTGACTGTATTCGATAGGTACATAGATGGTCATTAGTATAGTTTTGAGGGCGATTTAATCACCCCCAAAGTGTACTAACGCTGGCGTTGAACCTGTGCGGTAATTCTGACATCTGCTGTTCCTGTACTGTCAGTAAATGTACCTAATGTAGTTCCATACGGCTGCCAAACTTTACAAACAAGATACGGTTTCTGCGGAGTGAGCAAGATATTTGTCACTGGCATAAACGTAGCGATGCTTGAAAGTTGCACGTGACTTCCTGAACCAGGAGAAGTGCTAGATGTTACACCACTACGCACAACATAAGGTGTTGATGTAGTGAGCATTTGTTCTGTGTTGACAATCGCTGGAGTAGAGGTCACAAATTGAGTGGCTGAAGCAGAGCAGTCCCATTCAACAGTAGTTGTCGCTGATTTACCAGCTATCTCTACCAATGTAACTGTAGAAGTAGCGCCAGTGTAGCCAAATCCATCTGTTACTTGTTCAAGAATAACGTCACTGTTTGTTGTGGTAGCAATCTTGAAAGGGTTGGCAAAAGCAACCGTAGTTGTTGCTCTTCCAGCTCCATTTCCAACTTTCCCAACAAGGTAGTATGTTTCAAATCCGTTTACATTGAGTACATTACTACCAGGAAGGTCTAAGGATGCTGCACCAAGAGGTACTTCAGAGCCAACTTCTTGGATTACTGGAGCTGGGTTATTTACATTGACGTTGTCTGCGTGTTCGACCACAGTGGTCGGAGGGGTAGAAGCGTTGTTTGTAAACGCCCCAACACGGAAACCCACGCCTACCGCACTTCCGACCACAAGAATGGCAACCGCTGCAGCGAGTTGCACATTCCGTTTTCGGAGCTGCAATTTAAGGGATTTCATGTAATTGAGATTAAAAGTTATTCAACTGACGACACCTTAGGACGACCACGCTTTGACTTTTCCGTTTCGGGTTCACCTGATGCTTCTGGGGCAACCGTTGTGTCTGGAGCTTCCTGTTTTCCCCATGCGATACCAAGGACTTGTGCTTGCTTTGCAAAAGCACCACTCTTTAACTTTTCTTCGTACTTTTCTGGGCTTTGGCTTTTGTAACGAGCAAGCAATACTTCAAACTCCTGAGAGTTCTTTGGCGATTCTGCACGCAAATCACGTTCCAGTCCTTTTGCTTCGGGTGAAGCGTCGATTTTAGTAAGTTTTTCACTCATATAGATTCTTTAGGTGTAAGGGAGGGGTGAGGGCAGAATAACTGGACTCGGCAGAGGGCAGCTACTCAACCCTGTCCCCTCCCCTACGTTAGGTTTAAGCGGACACGTCGATGTCAATTAAGAGATTTGCTTTCTGCGTCCACACCTGAGCCCCGACGTTGCACCACGTTGCCAATTCCATACCAGTTTTACCTGTTACTTTCAGTTCTTGGTACTGCATACCACCTGGTTGCAACTGATACGCTGGGACGTTCATCACACCAGCAAGACGATGATTCAAGTTCGTGGCGGTCAAGGTTCCGATAGTAGCGGTGGTGAACACACCAGAACGAACCACGAAAATCTTCACACCCATCCAGTTTCCAATTTCACCGTTGCGAAGAACCGCATCAGCGAAGTTAAAACCGTTCGTTGCACCAGCGACATACAAACCAACCATGTCGGTATTTTCGAGTACAACAAACTTCCCGCGCCAGGTGTCTGAATACCCGTCGAGTTTAGCGTTGATGTTCGCGAAAATCGTGTTGATGTTGCCCTGGGAGGTGAAACCACCCGTACCTGCGGTATAACTAGACCCTGCGGAGTCCAATACTTTGTTGAGAACAAACTGGTCTACCTTCACCGCAACTGCCGCTGCCATGTCGAGGTAGTACGACTGACCGAGATTCACACGAGACTGAGTTTCTTCAAACTCAAAGTCGTGGACTGCGTAGGTTACCTGGTCGGTAACAGTACAAGCTTCATCGGTCGTGACTGGTGTTGACACTGAGTACGTACCTGCTTGCGCTGCGACTGTTGCGGTTGCAGCAGTGAGGTACGGATTTGCTTTATACCGAACACCTGAACGGTCTGCTGGAAACAATTTTTCCGATACAGTCATGGAGCGGAGCCCCAAGTCCAAGGTGTTTTTGACGTAACCAATACCTAGTACGTCACTGCGAGTCGATGTTCCGATAGTTGCCATAATTTAGGGTTAACGCCGAGTTTCCCCTAAATATCTGCCGCTATTTAGTGCCCTTTAGTAATTGTTTAAACTGTGCGTCAGCTAAGGCTTTTTCCTCCTCCACTGTCTCTGGAAGTTTCCCACTTTCAAAGTCCTTTACGACTTTCTCTCCGACTGTGGTACTCGTTCTCTGACGTGAGGTTCCAGTAGCCGTAGCTTCTGCGGTTGCACGTTCTTCTCTGTGCGCCTGCAAGATAAGCTGTGCGGTCTTATCTTTCAGTGTTTCTGCCACAGGTTTACCCAGAAGTTTTGATATTCTCATCACTTCATCAAAATCTTCCGAGCCGACTTTGTTCTCTGTTAACGCCAGATAGTCTTTTGGCGTAAAGATAACTTCGTCTTTCTTTTCGTCCTTCGGTGCGTCATTTGACTTGAGTTTTTCCCCAGTTTCGGGGTCAAACCCTGCATCTCGAAGGCGTTTCTCGTACACTGTTAGCTTTTCTCCACGTTTTTCCTTCTGTTCGTGGAGCGAAGCCTTAACCTCTTCGTCTTTGAGGTCGCGGGCGACAATTTTGTCTACCACTTCCTCGTTCCCCTCGTACTCGATGCCAAGTTCTGTTAAAACTTCGGCTTTGAGCGTTTCCGCGTCCTTTGGCGCGAATGGTTTCGTTGCCATATAGTTGTGAGCATTTGCTCGTTAATCAATGGGCGTTTGCCCTTAATTAGTTTTATCGACTGCTATCCTGTTCAATCCGTTTCTCTCGTTCTGCTGGCGTTTCTTCCTTGTAATTCGAGATAGCGACTAGTTGACTAAGGTTTTTTTCCACGTAATTGATTATCTGCAAGTAGGCAAGCATCCGAATAAACCGTAATTTCCCACTTGCTCTTGAACTGTCTTTCAAATCAGTGAGACTTTCACCAGAACCTCTTCGTTTATCTAATTCACCTTCCAATACCTTCAGTCGTCTCTTAATGTAGTTCTCTGCAATGTCGTATGCTTCAATTCTGTTTATCCCCTCCTCTGCATTGAAACCGCCAATGTGGTCAATCGAGAGCTGGCACAAGTCCTGCTGCATGAGCAGTGGTACGCCCTTTTCAAGTGACGGGAGAAGGCTTTTACGTAACACTGCAAGGACAGCTGGGGTTGTTTGGTGCTCAAACGTGTCTGAGAGGCAAAGCATGACATCCCGAACATCATGGATAAACGCTTCATCTTTAAACACGTCTCTTATAAGCTGTAATTCAGCTTCGCTCCATCGTGATTTCTGCATATTATTTTATTAAAGTTGAGCACCCTGCAACATAGGCGATTGATTAAGTTGCATTTGTGGTTGTTGGTCTGCTCCCTGTAATTCAAGCGGTGAGATGGCGTTCGTAAGGCTAAGAATCTTTGAGAACACCAGTTTGACATTCGGGTCTTGTAGAACAGCTGGGTTTGACGCAATAGTCTGTAAGACACTAGAGAGAGTTGCCAAAGTGCCTTGAATGTCTTTTGCTTCTCCTGTGATGTTAATATCAATATCCCACTCCAAGTCCTCAAACAACTTCTTCCATGTAACACTCGGAACATCTGACGGTTTGATGAAGCGTTGATTTCCTTTTAATTCTCCTTTTACTGCTTGTTCAATCGACATTCTGTCTAGTGGCTCTTGGGTCGGGTCGTATATTTCGCCAGACAGGATTACGTTTTTCTTTTTATTATTTAAGCGTCGCTCAACTTCACTCGGAAGATACATTGAGTCAATCTTTTTAATCATGTTGTCGTCGAGGATTGCGGAGATTTCCTCTGTCGTATCAAGTTGCTTTTTGAAATAAGGAATAACAAACTCTCTTAGTATTCTTTCAAGGTAAAGCCCTTTGTTTTGAGTCATGAGGTCGAACAAAGAGTGACTTTCCTGTAAAAGAGCTTCCACCTGCCTCCACGCTGTCCCAGACGGTGCAGTATTCCCCCTCAAAGACTCTGAAATGTTGTTAATTTGATTTGCAATGTTTTGCCAATCTGCTTTGAATGATTGGATGGCCCCAATATCCGACCTATTGTTAAGCGGAGTAAGTGGCTTCCCTTGACCGTGAACAAGAATTTGCCCGTTATCCAAGTTAGTAAGGGCATTTTGACCGACAAAGTCCCCGTCTTCGGTCTGAAAAAATATCTTAGATGTAAGGTCAAGCTGGTCTTTCATCTGCTTTTGAGAGTGATTGACCATCCACTGCGCGTCAAACAGGTTCTTTACCACTCCACCTGGGTAGGTTTGTCCTTCCGAATCAATCAAATGAGTAAGGATATGGGCTTTCTTGCTTCTCCCCTTGAACAAAGTGTAGTCATTGTACCCTGAATTTTCGTTACTCTTTTGGAAACAAACTGCGTGCATCTGCTGAACGTATGTCTCGTCGTCCTTATCTTCGTCAGTGAGATATGAAAGCGGCATCTCGCCGTGTACTTCGTAGACTAAGAAATAGTCCTGTTTGTTGTCTTTTTTTTGTCCGTCTATTGTTTCTCGGGCTTCTGGGCTCTTGATAATTTGTTTCACGAAATCCTGATTGTAGCTTTTATTTTTTCGCAACTGTGCGGCAGTAAACCACATTTTCTTCACGAGTAGATTGTGTTCAAAATCAACCGCATCAAAAAGTATGTTGTTCCAATCAAGCACAGAACACTCTAACTTGCCGTCTTTCTCAATAAATTCACAGATTGCGGCATTATGCCCCGCAAGTACAAGTCCCCATTTGTTGAGAAATGACCCAAAGTGGGCTTTTTTCATCCACTCCTGAAGTTTAATTGTCGCAAGAAGTGCTGGAATGACTTGCTTTTCGTTCTTCGGGATAAGGGAGATGTTCTTGCGGTCAAGGTCAGTTGCTCGGTAGTGAATGTTACGAGCAGAGATGACAATGTTAAAGAATGGCTTTGGCCGTCCTTTAGAGTCAGTTGAGCCAGAGATGTGCTTAGAGTTCAGGTACGCTTCTGTTGTGTCAATATCTTCACGAGGATTTACCTGAACGTACTTTGAAATGGTGGTTGTACCACTCTCATCATTAAGCTCCATCTCTCGGACAATTTCACAAATTGTCTTCTCGTCGTACATAATTATCTAAACGTAACAGTGGAAGTAGGAATATCGCTCGAACCAAATACTACGATAAGACCATGTTTGTAAATTGAATCAAACGTATATGTTCCTGCTGCAAGTTCTGCTGGGAAAGACGCACGTCGGATTGTATTTGTGGTAAGTTCAGGGGCACGAAGATTTTTGTTTGTCGTTGTGGTATCGTAAACTTCTATTGCTGCTCCTGGAGTTGTAATAACAACAGAACCAAATACTCCTGCTTTAGTGGCGTAAATATCCCCAGTTGTGGTAGAGAGAACAACAATCTGTCCAATCCCGTTATATGTTGAGGTTGACTGGTATTCGCTCCCTTGAATGACTGACCCGAGTTGTGGCAAGGGTGTTTGCAACTTGACAAAGATGATGCCTGTCAACACGGCTAAAGTGACAAGTAACACTCCAATGAATGTGAAAACTATTTTGTTCATACTATCTTGTGGAATTAAGATACATAGTGCTTTGATTAGTTTGAAACTGACGTTTTTGTGCTTCCTTGACCTTGTTGTTTGACGCTACACCGTTAAATCCATACCTGATAGCGTCCATTGGGTTAGACCATTCGTGGATTGAGTCGTCAGGTATGCCAAGGTTCTTGCCGTTTTTGTCCATGTCCCACAAGTAGTTTCTGTAGGCAAGTATGGTTTTGAGGCTATTTGCAGTGATGCTTATCTTCTGGCTCTGCACAAACTGTATGCCTTGCGCCACGCTTCCTGGCCCCTTTTGTGCACCTGTGATATTCACCCCAAAACTTGCAATCTCGTCTATGCTCTTAGGCTCTGCGCTATCTGCTATGACAACGCATTGTTCTGTCTGGTTAAGCAGGAAATCTGCGATGCTCTTGTTGCTAAAGCCTTTTTGATAAAGTTCCTCGTCAATTATGTACCCGCCGTTGTATTCGTAAATAGCGACTATCACTGTTGGGTCAACGCTGTAGCCAAAATCTAGTCCTCTACGCCACAATCTAGCTTCGTGCGGTATCTCGTCGATAATCTTCCAGTCTCGGTAAATCTTTCCCTCTACCTCCCCAAGCTGTCCGTCGCCATATACTCTCCACCATGCTCTGTTTCCTTTACGTGACTCGATGAACTCTTTGACGGCTTGTGGTATTCCTTCATTGTCCAAATATGTCAGGGTGATAAAGTCGTGCTCCATCTTTCCCTGTATCTCGGTGTAATACCAAAACTCGGTCGTAGGGTTCCAATCAATCCAGATATCTCCGCTAGTGCGCTGAATGAGTTGGAGTACGATATCCCAGTCAAGATACTGACCTTCATTTATGAAAAGTATGTCTCGTCTTGGGCCGTGGGCTTTGCCGATGTTATCTACACTGGTAAACTGCATGACCGAGCCAGTCTCAAACGTGTAGAAATGCTTTGTCCCGTTCCACAAGTCGTCTTTCCAATATCCACGTTCAATCATTATCTTTTTGAAATCTGCTATTGCGCCACCTTCAAGATGTGGAAAGCTCTCGGATACTACCTCAATTTTAAGGTTCTTATTGCTTTGCGCTCTGTCTATCAAAATCATCTCGATCGAGAATGTCTTGCTTGCACTTGTTCCACCACAGACGCATTTAATTCGCTTCTTCAGTGCCAGGAGCTTCTTGGTTGCTGTTGTCAGTTGGATTGACATTTGATTGACCCGCTAAAAGTGGTTTCGGGAAAAGTCTTTCTCCCCCCTCGCCAGTATGCTCATTCAGTCTTGGCAAAAGCGTATGGCACATTTTCATCAATAAATCTTTCTTCGCCTGTTCGTCGTCACCATCAAGAATCTTGTGACATTCGTTCAAGAGCCTAAAGCGGAGTTTATCGGACAAACGTCTATTTGAAAGTCCTGGGGCTGCCATACAGAATTAACTTTTATTTTTCGCTCTATTTAGTACTTTTTCGTACTTTTCTTTTTCTTCTT